AGGACTATATGGGTGCAAATATCAAGTCAAAAGGAATGAGGAATACACCAAACATTACTAACTATGAGAAATGGGGCAAAGGTCTTGCCAACTACTTCATTAATAATATTCTTTCTGGTGCTGGAACATGGGCTGTTCAGTTCTCAGGGATAGGAAGAGCAGGAGTAGAACCTGCCTTAATGAGTGTAAATGCACTTGCTCATGGAGCTGTAACTGGAAAGATCACTCATTTTCGGAAAGCAAAAATAGCTTTAATGCAATATGACTATTTAAGAAGAACTTTCTATGGCTCTCTTAAATTAGGAGCAAAAGCATTTGAGCTAGGTCAATCCTTATATGATCCCAAGATTCGTACAGCTGGATTTGCTACAGATCTAGCTCCAGAGATGAATATCAATTCTGGTTATGCAAGAGATCGTGCTTATCAATTGTCTGATCCTCATCCATCTTTCGATCTAAATACAAGTCCATTTACAACAGAAGCCAAGGGAAATCCTGGCTTAAATGTTGCCAATGTTTTATGGAGATTAGGCACTTGGAATATAAGAGGACAATTAGCATTAGATACTTTCACTAAATCTCTTGCTGGTAATGCTCTTGCTTTCGTAACTGGAGTTGAACAAGGATTAGAAAAAGGTAGAAGATTAGGCTTAGAAGGAATTGACTTGCAGAACTACGCAAGGAAATATGCTGATGGAAGAATTGAATTTTATACTTTTGACGCAATCATTAATGGTGAAACAATTGCAGATGCTTTGATGAAAGATGAAGCAGCAATACAAATAGGAAGGATACTTACTTTTACTGATGAGACAAGAGCAAGGATGCCAGGTAGAAACTATCAATATGGAGAAGAATTAGCAAAAGCAAGAGGCATGACTGATGAAGAAGAAATAGCCAAATTTGCTGAGCTATATCAACAAGGTGGGAACTTAGAAGGACTTGAAAAAAGATATAATAATTTTGCTAGAGGAGCAGATAAAATAGTTCAAGGTGCTAAGAATACAGAGAAGCTTCCAGACCCAGGTGATCTAACTCCGACCTTAACTTCTGCATGGTCACAAATCCCTCAAGCATGGGGAAAACTTCAAGCTGGTAAGCATGGCTTCTGGTTCAGTTTCATTCAGCCATTTAACAGATCACCAGCAGATATAACAAAGCAATGGATAAGGCACACTCCCTTTGCAATGTCAGTCGATACTTTCTATCGAGATCTCTTTAATGAAAATTATTTCCTTCGTAACAGATGGAAAACTGAACAAGCTACAGGATTAGCAGCATCAGCCATCTTTGTAACGACTGTATTAAATGATGAGGAGTTCCCTATTGAGTTCACAGGATTCGGGCCAAATGATCCAGGGATGAGAAAAGAATGGACAGATAATGAAAGACCTCCTTTGTCCTGGAGGATAAGAGGAAGAGATGCCGATGGTCTTCCTAGCTATGGAAAATGGCATAGCTTTAGAGGTTTTGAACCTGCTGCAACCTTCATTGGAGGATTAGCAGATTACAAAATGCTATATGCAGATCTGTCTTCTCAAGAGAAAAGAGATGCTTTAATCTCAGGATTCTCCATGTCAACAACAGCTCAAGTAATAACAGGTAGATTCAATGCTACTTATTACAAAGGTATTGTTGAATTTCTAGATGCAGTTGGATTGATGCGTGGCACTCTTCCAGGTAGAAGAGAGATGGAGCCATCTGAAAGAACAAAATTAGAAAGATATGTTCAAAGATTACTTGTTAACTTCATTCCAGAATCAAGTCGATTAAGAGAAATTAGCAGAGCAATAGATCCATATAAGAGAGAAATAGATTCAGGAGTTACTCCAATAGAAGCCTTTGAAGAAGTTGATAGAGGGCTTGTAACAACAGAAGATAATCAAGGTCGTATTATATACTTAAAACCAAAAGATATATCAGGGGAACAGAGTAAAGGAGATGAATTAATGGATTTTATAGGTAGCTTCTTTAGGCAACAGCTAGATGAAATTAAAAATACTCTTCCAGGATTCTCTAAGACATTACCTCCAAGAATAAACTGGATTACTGGTTTACCAATAAGGAATAAAGGATTCTTAGGTAGTGAACAACTACCAATGGATGATGCTCCCTGGTTATCACAGCTCACAAGTGCTTATTTTGGAACAATAAAAGGTGCTGTTAGTAATTTCGGAATAGGAGCTACAGGTCATACATTTGACCCACGATTAGAAATTCAAAAGAAAAAAGGGAAGGTAACTTATGAATATAAAGCTGCAATTGTTAATGATGAATTAATTAAACTAAATAGAGCTGGAGATGTATTTGAACCACCAAGACCTACAGACTTCATGCTTAAGGGTGTAAGATTAAGCCCTGGAGCATTTAGACAATATAAGGAATATATCTATAACCTTCCACATCCTAAGTATGGTGGACTAACTTTAACTGAAGCTTTATATCAAAGGATTACATCAAAAGATTATCAAGCCCAAGAATACACAGTTCATCCAACTAGCGGAGCAGATCCATTAGAAGGATTCGTCAGATCAGATGAAATACAAGACATCATCAATGATTACAAGCACCAGGCAAAACAAGAATTTAGAACTAGTGGAAGTAATCCTTATAGGATGGAGATCCAAATACCAGAGCAACGTATAAAATCAGCTGAACAAGAACAAGAAGAGATTAGGAGAAGTGGGACACTATACAATCAAAGCGGTAACATAAATCTAAATGCTCAGCAATTTTCCTCCCAACTTAATCAGTAACTGAACTATGGCCTACGCATTTGATACCTATACAGGAGATGGGTCGCAAACCGATTTCAATATCACGTTTCCTTACATCAATGAGGATCATGTAAGGGTATATGTCAACTATGTAAATACCTCGTTTACATTTGAACCAAATAAATCGACAGCTCGTTTAGCTAGTCCTCCTGGGGATGGACTACCTGTAGAAGTCAGAAGAATTACACCTTTAACAGGAGTGCTTGTTGATTATGCAGATGGCTCGACTCTTACAGCAGGAGATTTAGATACCAGTAACTTACAGCATTTATATAACGCTCAAGAGTTAGATGATATTCAGAACAAAGCAATATCTCTATCTCCTACTACTGGCCTACCTACAGCTAGTAACAGAAGAGTAACTGAAGTTGCTGATCCAACAGCAGCACAAGATGCAGCGACAAAAAACTATGTAGATACAACAAGACAACCAGTAGATGCTGAACTAACAGAACTCGCAACGATGAGTTCAGGTACAGCTTCTTCTCTTGCTGATCTGACTAATACAGAAGTCCAGATTCTAGATGGTGCAACAGTTACTACTACTGAATTAAATCTCCTTGATGGAGTAACTGCTACGACAGCAGAAATTAATTATGTCGATGGTGTTACTTCTAATGTTCAGACCCAGCTAAACGCAAAGCAACCACTAGATGCAGAGCTAACAGAGCTTGCAACTATGCACACAGATACAGCTGCTGCGTTGGCTGATCTAACTCAAGCTGAAGTTCAACTCGTTGATGGAGCAACACTTACTACTACTGAACTGAATTATGTAGATGGAGTTACTTCTGCTATTCAGACACAGATAGATGGGAAGCAACCACTAGATGCAGATCTAACTTCTCTCTCTAGTTGCCAGTCAGGATCAGCAGTCAACCTTGCATTACTTACATCAGGTGAGGTCGCAGTTCTTGATGGTGCAACTCTCTCTACTAATGAGCTGAACACCTTAACTGGAATCACTTCAACAACAGCAGAACTAAATAAGTTAGATGGTGTTACTGCTACTGCTGGAAACCTAAACGTAGTAAGTGGCATGACGAAAGCCACGACTCTTACAAGTAATAGCGACACAGAATTTCCAACTTCTAAAGCAGTAAATGATCGAATTTTAACTGTAACAAATGCCTTGGGAGGGTTCGTTGCAATTTCAAATGAGACTTCTTTCCCTGCTACGAATCCAGATCCAAGCGATGGAGCTGGAACAGTTGTATCTGTATCAGATGCAGGTGGTGTAGTTGTTAATGGGAGTGGAGTTGCAAGTATTACTAATGGAGCTGGTACTGGTAATACCGTAACGATTAGTGGATTCCCTTCTTCTCTATACAGCAAAACACTTGGAGCAGGTATAGGACTCCAGGTTCAAACAACAACAACACTTCATACTTATACCTATCACAAAGTTCTTGCAAAGGAAGCAGATGTAGAACGGTTGTCAGATGATATCAATGACTTCAATGCGAGGTACAGAGTATTAGATAACGTTCCTACTTCTGATAACGATGAAGGAGATTTGGTATATGTGAAGTCAACAGACAAGATGATGGTATATGACGCAACTACTAGCGCATATAAAGAAGTTCAATCAATCGGTAGCTTTAACTTTAATACTCTTAGTTCTTATAACGGAACAGGTGGTAATAGTGCATCATTCAATGGAAGTGCACATAGGTTTGTATTAAGTAATCCACCTTCTTTTGCTCAACAATTAATCTGTTCTGTGAACGGTGTTGTTCAGAAACCTAATACAGGTACG